CATTTACAACCGAATCAATTAAGGTAACTGGACCATAAGGAATCTCTTGTGGAATGTGAAAGTAAAACCAATACGCTCTTAAGGTTTTTTCTCCTAAAGATAGTCCTGTAAACTTCTCTATTCGCTCCCTTGCTGAAGTTATTAGTTCTTCTATTAAGTCATTCTCCGAATCCGAAGAAATACGCATATAGTCTTTAGCCTCTTGTAAGGTAACAGGCTCGGTTGTTAAATCGGTTACAATTTCAATTTGAAATTCACTATTTATCATCTTCTATTATAGGTTCTTGTATTGTTAAAACTTTTTTAAGTTCAATCAAAGCATCAGCAATAACTTTTGCATCACTTAAATTAAATACTCCTTTTTGTGTTGCGATATCAAGTCCTTGACCTACTATCGAATATATTTGTTCGTTGTTCATAATTCAAAGATAGTAATTACATAGATGAATGCGAAACTTTACGCCATCCACTTCCATCATAAAAACATAAAACTGCTAAAGTAGTGTTGTAAGCAATTAAACCATTTGCAGGCGAACCAATAGCATTTATTTGTGTTGTTGTCATTCTCGGAACTAAAACCCCTTGTGTTGTTGATTCTATTGTTAATTTAGAAGATGCAATATCTGTGTTTGTGCTAATTAAAACATTACCTGAAAAAGGTTGTAATACTAATGGCTTTGCACTATTTCCTTGCCATATTGATTGTAAATAACTATAATTTGATGTGGTATCAAAACCAATTAGTAACACTTTCTCGGGAACACTTGCACCTCTAATAGTTATTTGACCATCCCCATCCTGATTAAATACATTATTTGCTTTTAATGTTGCTTGTGTAGCCGTTACCGAAGAAGAAAAAGTTGCTGCTTTATCTCTATCAATTCTTAAAACATTAGAATAAGTATTCCCACTTTGTGTTGTTGATATTCCAAGAACAAAATCTCCATAATCATCAACATCCGAAGTCATTTTCCAAGACCTACTATTTGCATTAACACTTGTAAATTTTGAAACAAAACCTGAATTACCACTTGTATCGGTATTTGATAAACTAATTATTTTATTATTTATAAGAGTATCTCCATTAACAACTAACTTGTAGCCCGAATCTGTCGTTGTGCCGATTAAACAATTTCCACCTGCAGATAATCTCATTACTTCTCCAGCAGCGTTATTAAACTTTAACGGTCCTTGACCACCATTTGCCCAAGAATACGAAATTGTTGTTCCTAATCCACCAGCAGTACCATCAGTTGTAATAGTAAATAAAGAATTATTAGTTCTTAAATCTAAAACTCTTGCAGCATCAGTTCCGTAATCTCCAATATGAATATCTCCAATAACATTTAATTTTGAAGTTGGAGTTGCAGTTCCTATACCTATTGCAGTTCCACTATCGTAAACCAAAGAATTTCCTAAAGCACTTGCTCCTGTAAACTTTGGTAAGTAATTAGTAGTTCCTGTGCCTGTAATAGGATTTGTTAAAGCGTTTTGCTTGTTATTAAATGTAGTCCAATCCGTAGAACTTAAAGCACCAGTTGTTGAACCACTTGCTAAAGCTAAAGATAATGCTTGAGTAGATAAAGATAAACCATTTGCAGTTCCCAAAGTTACCGCATTATGTCTTGCAGCAGTATTTGCAGCTACATTAGAATTAGCATCAACCCTTGCCTCTGTATAATAAAGATTTGTACCTTCAGTTATGTTAGAAGTAGTTAAAGAAACCGCTCCTACTAATCCGTTTACCGAAACAACCGAATCAGTATTATCAACTTTTTGCCAAGCAGTACCATCAAATATTGCCCAATCTCCAACATTCCAACTTGTAATACCGTTTAGATTTGTTGAACCTGCAACACTTACAATATAATAATATCCTTGTGTACCTACCGAACTTGTTAAAGTTGGTGTATTAGTTGAAGCATCCCAAGTTCCCTTGTAAATTGTTCCACCTACTAAACTATTTATTTGATTTTGTACTTTACCAAAAGCATCCAAGATTGAATCAGTAGCTGATACCGAACCTCCTGTAACATTTAAGCCTGTAAGTACCTTTCCTATTACTGCGCTATTTGTTAGCGTTATAGAAGAACTGCCTGGACCTGAAGCCGAAGCCTCGCCTGTTAATGCAGTAATATAATTACCTGCCGTTTGTTTATTGTTGAAAGTTGTCCAATCTGTTGAACTTAAATAACCATTAACAGAAGCAGTTGCTTGTGATATAGAAAGAGCATTTGAACTAATTGCTAAAGGAGCAGAAGCACTTGATATTCTTTCGTTATAAGCAGTATTCCAAGTAGATTGAGAAGCATCCGTAGGCAAAGAATAACCAGCAGCCATACTTAAAGCCAAAGTTCCACTTGTTGTTATAGGAGAACCCGCAACACTTAATCCTGTTGGTACACTCATTCCAACCGAAGTAACCGTACCACTATTTAAGTCCGTTCCATTTATCCAAGCAGTTCCGTTGTATTTTAATACTTGACCATTCGCAGGACTTGTTAAAGTTACATCCGAAAGTTGAGTTAAAGAATAATCTCCTTCAGTAGCTACAACCGCTCCTGTTCTTCCGAACACCGAACTAACTGCATCTGTATTATCATCAGTCCAAGAAGCAGTAACACTACCGCCATCTTGTTGATTAAGAGTTAAAGTTTTTGTTGTTGTTCCTGTAACCGCAGCACTTACGATAGAATCATTAAATGCCGTATTCCAATTACCTGAATTATCAGTTAAATAAGAAATAGTTCCTGCCGTAGATTTAACGATTCCTGTACCACTTAAAGTAGCTTGGAAATCAGCAGAAGATAAACCATCTAATAAATCAGCGTTTAAGTTAGTTACTTTAGTTGTTGAAGCAACCGAAAAAGGCGCAGTTCCAGTAGCAACCGAAGATGCTAATTGTGAAGTAAAGGTCTTAATACCTGCGATAGTTTGATTGCCTGTTAATAAAACTGAATTACCTTGTGTGTAACTTCGTAGAATTTCAGCCGTTACCTTTTTGGTAATTGCGTTATCCACTATTGGAATCACATCCGCATCTTGTACGGTCAATAATGGATTTAATTCTGATATTTTAATATTAGCCATATTATTTCTTCTTTATTTTGCCTTTAAACTCTTTTGTAACGCCTTTATCTACGATTGCAGTAAAGTACCCAACTTTGATAAATTCTTTCATCTTATCGCTTAAAACAAGGTCGTAGTAGTTATTTCTATAATACTTCTTGCCTTGATACGATATGTCTACTGAACATTTATACATTCTACAAAGTTACTAATAATTTTAGCAATTTTCATATTTCCAAATAAAGCCACCGCCAGTTTTAATCTTACCTAAAGCACAAGAAGAAATGCTCATTACAGAAATACCTAATTCCCTATTTGCTTCAGCACCACTCCTAAATTGATTAATAAAATTACCTTCTAAATCATATTGGTTTACCTTTTTGCTTTTACCACTATTTAGACTTTGTAAAAGTTTAGTTTCTTCGCTTCTTTTAGGCATCTGCATAGTTTTTAAAGTAGCTTGTATTTTAGCAATATGTTCAGGAGTTTTCTTTTTCCCTTTGTGTGATTTGCTTATCTTTTGTTTTTCTTCTTCAGTATGCCTTCTATTCATTCCTGCAATAGATAAATTCTTTCTCCATTCTTTAGTTATTATCTTTCCTTTACCTGAATCCGACATTTTCTTTTTTGTTTCCTCGCTCATAAAACCACTCTTATCAGTAGTAGCCGTATAACGCAAATTAAGACCATCTAAGACACTTTCGTAATACTCTTGGTAATATCGTTCATAATAGTTTAAATCTTCAACCTGGCACTCCTTAATGATTTCTATTGTATGATTAATAAAACCATATTTCTCAATCGAAGCAAATAGTTTAGGCTGACCTTTACATTTGTGATTTTTGTAGGCATTATGCCTTTTAGAATAATTAGTTGTTTGACCAATATAAATCTTCCCACTTGGAGAAGTGATTTTGTAAATTACTATCATAATTATATAACTTACCCAAATATACAAAAAAAATAAGGCTGATACAATTAAGTACCAGCCCCATTTTTAAGTTATATAATCAGTTGATTATAAGCGTTTTAACTAAACGTTACCCAAATCCGCAAAGATGGCTGCAGTAGGTAAAAGTAAATTTACCGCCTCGTAACACTCTATACGAGCAGTTACCAAATTTTGCGTAAAGTTTGTGCCATTCTCGTAAGAGAAAGTAACATTTAAACCTTCAACTTCAACACGTTCTAAATAATCACGGTCAAAGATTAAAACTTTGTCATCAGCTACCCAAGAAGCCTCGAATACTGGAGTACCAAAGATAGTCAAACCACCTGCACCGTTAAGAATAACAGCACCTGCACCTGCATAGTAACCTTTGTTAAAAGTTGAGATAATTAAACGAGCCATTTGAGTAGGACTAACTAAAGCATAAGAAGCGTTAAAGTTAGCAGTCTTTTGGTTACCGATTAATTGGATAATTTCCTCTACATCAACAGTAGCAGTTACGGTTGTAGAACCAGTAGCAGCACCTGAAACAGTAGCGTAGAAAGAAGCATTTTCAGCCTTGAAGAAATCTCTTAACATCATACGAGTTAAAGTTTGCTCGATAAATGGTAATGACTTCATCATTTGCTTTGAGAAAGTTGCAAAACCAGCGATGTAAGCGTTTACAGTCTTAACTTCTGTTAAGTCGTAATCGATTTGACCTTTAGCTGCACCTTCAGTTTGCGCTGCGATAGCACCTTCAGAACCTGACTCTTTGTAAGTTACATAAGTTCCAGTAGCTGATTGTACAGTCGGCATTAAATCTCTAAAGTTTAACTTTTGAGAAGGTAAAATTGCTTGATTTTGAGCGTAAGTAGCTACTGAATCTCCAGTTAAACTAGATGACAATAACATATTACCTACTGCTTTCAAGTTCATAGTAAATGAACCACCTGCTGATTTTAATTCTTTTTCAGCGATAGCCATACTATTGTCCAAGTTTTCAGCGATTTGCTCACCGATTGATTTGGTAGATACTTTAGCAGCACTCTTACGAGATACTTCTTCTGCTTGCTTATCCATTTCATCTTTTACTGCTTTGATTTCAGCTTTAACTGAATCAATACTTTTTTCTACCATCGTAGACACTTCGTTTTTTACGCTTAATAAAGCGTTAGCATTTGCATCAAACTTTGCGTTGATATCGTTTGCTAAATTTTTAATTTCTTCCATCTTTTTAAAGATTTAATAGGTTTCTAAATTGTTTTATTTCTTGTATCTTATTGTCCTCTTTCGGCTCGGTATCTTCAGGAGTAACCACAGTTGGCT